AATTAGATCAACCACACCCTCTTGATATCTTTCTTGGGCATCACGGAAGGCTTGCAATCCGCTGACCCCAGCTTCTCCAACCGCGCCCAAAAGAGTAGGCTCCTTAGACGACATGAGGGCCAAGCCAGCTTGTGCCAGAGCCAGATACTTGTCTGTCTCTCTGTCCTTTTCAAGTTTTGCCTGAAGATCAGCTATTTCTTTTGCAAGTCCAGTTTGAACCGTGGGTTGAGTTACTGGCGGCTTTTTATCAGGATCTGGTTTTGGAAGCTCTGTATCTGTTTTGGGTGCAGACTCAGGTGGCTTGGTCTCACCAGACTTCTCTTGATCCTTGGCAAGGGAGTCAGCAAAGTCTCTTTGAGCCAATGCCTCCACATCAAAAGCGGTTTGAGGATCGATAGTCTCAGGTTTTGCCTCTAGCCTTTCCACAGCGTCTTCCATATTTGCGATCTCTGCTGCGTCTGCTTGCTCCTGTGCAGACTCTAAAGTGATTGATGGCTCATTTGCACCGGGGAAGAGTTCATACTTTAGGCCGCCACCTTGCGTTGTGGCTGGCAAAAGCTCGTCAACGGCCATAGCGAGTTCGCGATTGGTATCATAAAGTTTATTCATCTCCTCCCTTCTAATAGCAGGAGGAAGTTTTGCCATGTCCGTGGCACGTTTAATTATTGCCTGCCTCTCCCTCTCGGCAAAGGCCGCCGGATCTTCCCTCTGTTGCCTTGCTAGGCGCTCATCTCTAGTTTCAGTCAAATAGTCAAAAATTCCCATTTCTTTTACAGAGTCATCATCCTCTGACATCGGGACTTTTCTTACGTCATCAAAAGATCGACCACCCATCTCGTATGGCTCTGGATCGCCTATGCCAAGCAATCCTCCCAGATACTCAAGAGTCCCCTGTTTTTCAGACTGAATACGGTCAAACTCTTCTTGAGGAGTTCCTAAGTCTCTTGTTTCTCCGGTAAGGGTTGCTGCGGTGGCTGATGGTATAACAGCATCGCTGATTGCGGTGCCAGCAGACTTAGCGGCGTCTACCACCTGATCAAGAACACTCGGCTCACTGCCACCTGCTAGTATCTCTGCAATCTCTGCTTCGTCCTCTGTGCCAGCAGCCCTGATGGCACGGGATATCTGATCATCAGAGTACCTGCCTTCGTAGTCGCGGCCCTGCTCAAATCCAATGATAGCAGGTATTAGATCGTCCCTACGCCCCTTGAGATCAAACTCCTCATCAGGATCGAGGCCAAGTGTGCCGCCAAGATACGAGAGATAATTATCGTAACTTAGCTTGTTGTCTGATCTTGGGGCATAACGTGATGTAAGGCCCCGCAGAGTGTTGATTCCATACTTATCGCCATATGTGCCGAGAAGCCTAGCGATAGCCCTCAAGCCTTCATCTTCTGACCCAAACGTGGCATACCCTCCACCTTCGCCGGTCTCTCCGTAGAAGCCAGCACCGGGGCGTATGTTGCCGGGGTTGTTCTGACGCAAGCCAAGGGGCAGGCCGTTGGCAGCCCTGATCACGCCGCCCTCTGCCATTGGGATAGCGTCATCTGTGGGTGCTGGCATAGTCTGTGGGCGCATTGATTGCGGCATGATAGAGCCGATACCACCCTCAGCAACTGCTGCTTGCGGGGCCATGGCCTCAGACATGCCCATAATGCCGCTCTGAGGCATACCAGCGGCTGCTACAGCCTCTTGTGCTACCGTGGGCTGGTTTGCTGCCTCACGCTTTGTGAAGTCGTCACGGACACGCTTGCGGCGCTTGATCTCACTCAACACTAAAAACTGAGGAGCAGACCCTGTGGGGGACTGCATCTCTGAAATAAGCTGCTGTTCGGAGAAGTTCTTTAGCTGATCCTGTATGTCTATGATGTTCATCAGCCGGTAATCCCCTTATACAGACCAAGTGCAGACACGCCCGTACCAAGAAGCTGCTGGATGGGATTGTACGCTTGCATAGAAGTGGTCTCTGTTGAGGGAGTTATTGGAACACCCCTCAAGATTGAGGACAAAAACTGCAAGTTTTCTTTTGGAAAATCTCTTTGACGAACAAAGTCCTGATAGGCCAGATCTAGACCGGCCTGCTCTCTTGCGGTTGTAGCTTTGCCCACTTGTTCCAACAAACGAGCCGACTCAATATCACCTTCTCTCGCAAGACGCCCAAGATCAGCCAAGCTACGAGCTTGTTGTCCTGCAAGCTCACCGGCACCAAGACCTATTCTTTCTGCGTCCGCTCTTGCTGCCCTGTCTCGCTCAAACTGTTGCTGTGCCTGCTCAAATGCCTGTTGCTGCCCCGAAGCCTGTATTTCTGCAAGCTGTCTGTTGAGCGCCTCACCGGCGAGGGCCTCTTGAACTGCCGCTCTGCTGCCGCCAAACGCTCCCTGTTGGACAGCTTGAGCGCCTCTACCTGCCCCCTGTCTCTGAGCATCCAGAATCGCTCGTTCTTTTTGTACATCTACCACCTGTTGCATGTAAGGAGACATATACTGATCGGCTGCGCCAGAATCGAACTGGCCAGCCTGAAAATCCATGCCTTGCAAAGCGCGAGAAGTACCGGCAGCAGTCGCTGCTTGTGCGGCGGGAAGGCCGGCTATAGAGGAGCCAGCGACATCTCTGGCCATTTGTCTGGCATCAAAAGTGTCCTGCGTCTCTTCGGCTAACCTTTGACCTTGAAAAGGCTCATAATCACGCAGAGACTCTGCTTCTGTCCTGTCAAGGAGTCGCTCAAAATATGGTCTGACATACCTTGGCAGATTAGACTGAACAACAGTCTGATCTGCTGGTACTGATGATCTACCCTTGCCCATTATCTAACTCCATCCTATAGGCGATATACTCAGGCTGCCATCCATACCTCTGTAGGATTTTGCCCCATGCTTTTCTCCCATAACCTTCTATGTGCTTGCAGCCACAGTCTGCGGCGTATCTCTCTAAAGTATCCAGCACTAGGGGCAGCCATTCTTTCATCCTGCTACCTCCAACCCAATCAAGAGCCATCGCTCTTCTGCCGGGGTACTCTATGACTCTGCTGGTCAGGGCGGCTATAACGTCCCTTCCCTCCATAACCAGCCAAAGCACTAAAACTCCATTCTTCAAATCGCTTTTTATATCTTCTATCTCAAACTTGCCTGAAGATGTCTCTACAGACTTTCTTAAAACCTTTGTGACATCTTCCCAGACGATATCCACCCCCTCCATGGGGACTGCTGTGATCATCATGCCGGGAGCATCATACCCTGTGGTACTTGATCGGGCTGCTCTGTCATGCCTGTGCGCATTTCTCTGACCCTATCCATCATTTCATAGAGGGATTTCGCGCCAGCGTCAGTCGATCCGTTGCCCAGCCCACTAACGACGTCAGCCGGTACAATAAACTCTCCATCAGACAGGACAACATCTTGCTCTCCTTCAAGAGTGGCAGGGATCATATCATCCATGCCATCACCAACACCCTCTATCATACCCTCTGTGGTCTGTGCGTTGTCATCAAACTCGCCACTGCGTACACGACCAACCAAATCTCTGAGAGCCTCTTCACCATACGAAGAAACAAACATGGCAAGCGCCCTCTCCGGCTCTGGGCTTGTGCCTTTGATGGCGTTTACAGCATTGTTGATGATTTCTTTGTCGTTTGGCTTTGATACCTCACCACCTTCTGCATAGGTGAAGTACGGCATTTCTGGATCAATACCGGGCCTGTAACCGGGCAGTATTGGGTTTCTCTTGCGCCTTGCAGGATCTGCCTCTGGGATATCTGGATACTCTTCTGTTTTGAAGTTCATCTTTGGGGGCTTTGACGCCTCAATCAGGCCTGTTGTGCCAAGCGCACTAAGTGCATACGGATTTGTGGCGGCTTGTTTGATTCCTTCAAGACCAGTTGCCTGTATGGTTGCTCCAGCCGGGGACGAAAAGATGTTCCCCGCGCCTTCTGCGGCAGCATTACCGCCAAACATGCCACCAAGAGCCTTACCACCAAAATAAGACATGAGGCCTGTGCCGACAGCCGTCTCAAAATCATCACCTTGAGCCAAAGAGCCAAGCCCAGAGCCAAGAGCGCCAGCCAAGAGGGCATTCCCACCCAAAATGCCAGCACCTCCAGCCAGTGCAGAGCCACCCAATCCCAATAATAGTGGTAAAGCCATAATTACACCTCTACTTCAGACAAGGCCCGCATTCTGTCTACTAATCTTCTAGCACGATTTGGGACTTGCGTATACCACCGCGAATCCACCATCTCGTCCGCTGCCCTTTTCCAATCCCTTGAGTCAACCCCAGCCTTCATACCCTTAAATTTGGAGAGACGAGGCCTTCCCATATTAAACATCATGTTGCAGATGATATGCTGACAGTCCTCGGGAAGATCATCAAAGTCTGGATACAGAACTTTGCACTCGTCAACAGTCACTGCCATATCACGGGCAAAAATTCTCTGCACTCTCTCTTGTTCGATCACTGTTCCAACAGGCTTGCCGTACTCCTCATCATCCTTGGTAATTAGGTGGCCAATTCCGAAGGTAGGTAGGTGCAGATGATCTAAGTAAATTTCGTACTTGCACCCCTCATCCTCTGCGATCTCTGTCCGCACCTTATCTATGTTCATTTGCCCCTCCCCATGCCTAGAAGGTTGTCAAGAAAACTGCCCTTTCTCTTGCTTTTCTCATAGGCCTCCATGCCCTGAGCGTATGTCGGAGCGCCTCCCGGCAACTCACGAGCGTCTATCATTCCCATTTTTTCTTGAGGCAACATTTTAATCAAAAGACCCAAGCCGCCCGGTATCATTTCTGCAAGGCTCCTGCTGGAGCTTTTTGGCAGAGGAACATTTCTGACATCTCCAAGATATGTAGTTTGAGGGGTAAAAATAGACGCCAAACCAGATCTGACTCGACCAGTTTCTATGTCTCCACCAACTTCACGTCCAAATATATTCCTTTCAGCAAAGGGATTCCGAAACCTGTCATAAGCCAGATCCATGATATCTCTTCTCTGTTTTTCAGATAGACTGTTGGAATAGTCCAGATTAGATTGGTCAGCGCCAAATGGCGAAAATCCATATGGGTTTGCAAGGGTCATCTGATTCTGTGCAAAGAAGTCTTCTTTACTCAAAATGTCCTTAATACCACCAGTGGCTGCATATATTTCTTGCGCCAACCTTGCGGGGTCGTTCACCTGAGAGAAAACATCTGTGGTATCTGCGCCACCATTTGGATAAGACGCAGAGCCAGTTGCCTGAGCGGTCTGCTGGGCAATCGATACTGCTTCGTCCTTTCCTATACCCGGTTCTGGCATTACTTTGTTATCCCTTTTACCTTCTCTACAGTCCTGAGACCGCCAAGCCCTAACATACCCAGAAGCACAGTCATCAAGCTGTCCATGTCAAACATCGGTAATTCTGGCGCTTCCATACCAGCATAAGCAAACCCAAACATGGTCACAGGGGCAAGGACAAAATGCCATATCATGGCCGTGGCTAGGCCCCATCCTAAAAACGGACGCCAGCCAGCTACAAATATGGATCTATGTTGAGCCTCTGCCTTGTTGATCTCTATTTGGCCCATGTTGGCTTCGTGCATCTGCTTTTCGGCCATGGTCGCTATTTCGTGTGCCAACTTGCTCTTCTGGTCCTTGTCCTCTATGAACTTGTCCAGAAGCCCGGTAACCGGCCCTATCAGTGCTTGCAACATTTTGCCTTCTCCTATTGTTTGCGGCCTGTAGCTCGGTGGTCCTTTGATGCATGCTCCACATAGGCATTCTACAATTCTCCTTTAATTTTTCTTAGCCATCCAAGCGGTGGTCCCCATATAGGCACCAACTATACCAGCGCCTGAAATGTAGAATAATGACGAAATTTCTGAAAGCGCGTGTATTCTTTCTACAGAAACCCACGGTGTAAACATGGCAGCCGTGAAAACACCCATCCCAATCAGAGTGAATCTTGCCATTCTAAGTTGAGCAAGACTCTTTCTAAGATCCCTTTCAGTTTCCCTTATTTCTTTAGCGTGACCAAGCTCTTCGTCAGTGACAACGCCATCTCCATCAATGTCATATTGAGCATACTTGCTTTTGTTTTGTAACTTTTTGTTGTCCATCAGAAGTAATACTTGACTCCACATAGAAAAGTTACCTGTAACTTATGTTACTATTTTTACTGTACCGCTGTCATTGAACAATGCGCCAGTCTCCAAGCCGCTAGAGCTAGTGGGCAAATCTGTCAGTGTTATTTTTGTGCCGCGCATCTCTCCCGGTGTCCTCTCCTGAGAAATAAATATCTCTAACGCTCGTAAAAGATCGGCCATATATTGCGGATCGTACTGCTGTGGTGCCTCGGGCAGTCTGGGTGGTGGATTTTGTACCTGTGCCACTACTGCCTACCATCTGGGCGCATGTCAACACGAGGGCTACCCAACTTCCACTTTGTGCCTAGAGCAGTGCTTTCAACTCGAACAGCAAATGATCTGCCCCGTGATCGGATATGCAGCTGCTCTGTGAATGTTTCAACATCACCTGATATCGAACCAATCGTTGTTCCAGAGTCTGTATTATCAAACGAAGCCCCCGGAAAGCGACGAGATTTGATCGTAAATACAGCTTGTGGACTACTTAGATTTGTTGATCCCAAAAATGTAAGATCGGGTATGACTCTCCTGATGTGGGTGAACTTGTCTCCATCACCTATAGCCATCGCAGCAGACTCAATAAAAGAAGTCATCGCTGATCCATCATCATCAAAACCAATTTCATGGTTGAAGATATATTGACTGCCAGCAGCTAGGGGATTGTTTCGTGTTCCACGATCTAACCATGCCGTCCTATTCAGGCTGCCAAAATACCAGATCTCATCTCCATAGTTGTAGATAACGTATTTGTCATTTTCTGTGGATGATGCAGACGGATAAAACCAGAATATCTCGCTAAACTCTGAATTGATACCAGAGGTGACCTTGTCGGACTCAGTCTTGTTAAAATCACCAAACACCTTCTGCCTTACACTGCATGGAAGCTGTTGTGTTCGGCCAGCATAGACATAGAAGTTATCTATTCCCATCCAATAGACAACGTCCTCTGTTGCAACTGCCGCATTCGGACCCATGATCGTGATGTTTGAGGCAAGCTGCGACAAACCAAAGGTGAACGGTGGGCCGATGAACCGCATGGAGAACAGGGCCGTATCAGTCCAAACGAGAATCTCACGCTTTGTTTCAACCGCCTGCACAAAGGTGGAGCCTGATCCGAGCCTCAAGTCTCCAGCAGTGTTCGTAGATGTTGGAAAAAAATCTATGGGGTTTTCTTGACTAGAGAACCGTATCAGCAATGGATCTTGTATGCCGTCTCCCTGCGTGGCGCTGGAACTACCGCCTAATCCATCTGCGCCGAATACAATAACATGCCTGTCTTGATCTGAGACAAGAACCTGCTTTGCTATCTGCGGAACACTCGTCTTTGTTCCAGTGCGTGTTGACAGTTCGATGGCACGAGTAGAAAGACTGTTTGTGCGATCCCAATAGAAGATGTTGCTGTCTCGTGCGTTGATCAGCAAGTCTTCGCCAAAGTTGTCATGCGACCACAGGCGAATCTGTGTCGTGGTTGTCAAACCACCCGATGCTGCATCACCCCAACCAAAGTAATCATTGTCGCTGCTGGCGTTGCCCTCAATCAAAGTTACGGTAGCGCCGTCAGCATGTGTCGATGCTTCTGTGCCAGACTGCGCTCGTGTCACTGTCAGGTCATTAGTCGATACGTTGGTG